AAAATGATAATAAAAGAAGATAAGAGCGAAATAGAAAGAATAGTTAAAAACGATTTTGAATTATTGGAGGGGGATTTACAGTTAGTGGACGAAAAACTAAAGAGACTAGACAAAGGATTATATCATCAAGAAAACCAAAATGCAATAATCCCAATTTATGCAAGTGCAGTAATGAAGGCATACTCTAAATATTTTGGATTAAGACAAGGAGATATTAAGATAAAATGAATAAAAAAATGTTAATGTTAAAGGCAAATGTGAGTATTCTAGAGAAACAGATAAAAGAAGAATATGATACGGTTGAAAATTTATATGAAGGATACCCCCAAAAAGGAGTAGATTATTCAAAAGTTTGGATAAGATATAATTCTTTATGTAATTTAAAGAGAAATTATCTCACAAGAATTAAAGATTATAAAAAAACATACAATGGTAGACTATAAAAAACAAGGTAAGAGGAATAGAGCAATGGGAGCAGACTTTGAAAGAAGAACTCGTGCCGACTTAGAATCAAAAGGATGGATAGTTAGTAAATTTATGAATAACATAGATTTAGAACAAGATAAATGTATTCCATCAAAACCCTCAAGATTCCAACTACATGGAACAGGATTTCCTGATTTTATTTGCTACAAAATTGAAACAATAACTGGACCAAAATATAAAATTATTTTTGTTGAATGCAAAGTAAACGGACAATTATCAAAAATAGAAAAAGAAAAATCACAATGGTATCTTAAAAATAATTATTGTTCAAAGTTTTTAATTGCATACAAAACAAAAGAAAAAAATAAAGTTAAAGTAAATTATAAGGAGATGTAAATGGATAAAATAGTGGAAGAATTAATAACTAATTTAATTAAAAGAGTAGAAAGATTGGAATCTGAAAAAAAACAAGGAAAACCAGTTTGGAAGACAAATCCAAATAAACAAGCTACTGAAAGACAAATTATAGCAGTACAAAACGCCGGAGGAGAAATATGGAAAGGAATGACCCAAGGAGATATAGAAAAACAATTCCAACTAATAAATAGAAATAAAACTCAAAGGGTAAAAAAGGATAGGATCGATGATTCAAATGAATCTTATCTGGAGGCACGAAGCGAAGCAGAGGAAGACAACAAAGAGAATCGGATGTCTGTGGATGTGGATAATCAGCCCTTTGAGAAAAAATTAACCAAAGAAGAAATAGAAGAAATTGGGGAGGAAAATTTATTATGATTAAAAGAACAATCCACTGGAAAGACAAATATGATTGTACAGTCAAAGTAATAGACAGTCAAAAATTAATTTATTGGATAGATTGTACTTGTGCAGATTTTATTCATAGAAAATTAAAAAAAGTGGGAGAAAACTCAGATATAAAGATATATTCTGAACCCTGTAAACATTTAAAAAAAGTGATTGATCCTTTAATTCGGATGGGGTATAAATTAAAAAAACCAAAAGAAATAATAGGACCAGACAAACTAACAACAAAAATAAGACAAGAACTGCTTAATAGGGCCCAAAACCAATGTGAAGATTGTGGATCAACAGATTTATTACAAATCCATAGAAAAACAAGGGGATCAAATGGGGGAAAATATAATCTAGATAATTGTGTAGTTTTATGCAAAGAATGTCACAGAGCAAGACATCAAAACGAGTTCTCAAATAATAAATCTTATTAAGAAGAAGTACCTTAAAAAGAAGTAGGAAATGGAACAAAAAGATGCAAAAATTTCTAGGGAAAAAGGTCTTTTAAGATCAGCCATCATTTATGCTATAAATAATCGGGAAGAATTAAATTATTTGGAAAAATTATGTAAGAGAAATCATTTTTTTTATGATTATGGAAAAGATAAAAATGGAATAGTTAATTATTTTCTAGATTGTTATCTTAATAATTTAGAAAAAAAAAAGAAACAATTTTCAAGCAAAATATTCTTCAATGTGGAGAACTGCTTGGTATGTTATGCATCCAAATGACCGAAACCTTTAAATAGAAGGATATAATTATATCCGGATAATCCAATGGAAAAAATAATAAGAAAACCAGATCCATCAAAAAGAAAAAATATTCATGTGGTAACTCTTAAAAGAGTTGAGAATTTTTTAAAACAACAAATAGAACCAATTTATAAATCAGAAATTGTAAAACAAATAGGAGTAGATTATAATTCTTTAAATGTTGCATTAGAAATGTTATCAATAAAAAGAGAGGATGATGGGAGAATTTCATTGAACAACTAAAATGTATCGTTTTATTTTCAGTTCAAGATATTTAAATCTCTATTTTGAGATGAACAAAAGGAATTTAACAGAACTTAGTAAAAAACACGGAACAATCGCCCATTTATGCAACGTAACAGATCAATGGAAAAAAGAAGGACTAATTAAGAAAGAAAAAAAGGGTAGGGAAATAGAAATAAATTTAACCGAAAAAGGAAAAGAGTTATTTGAATTACTAGATAAAATAAATAACTTTGCACAAGATCAAATTAAACAAATAAAAGAAAAGGAGGTATAAAATGTACGAAGGATCAAAATTTACATATGACGAAAGAAAAAAAGAATTAAGAGCATCAAAAGTCTGGCTGATTAAAGGAGAAAAAGAGATCAAAAAACAAATAGAATATCTAAACAAACAATTAGAATCCTATAAAAAGCAAGAGGAAAAATTAAAGGAGATCTTAAATATTCCAGAAATGGATGATGAATTAAAAGAATTCAAAAGAAAAATAGAAATACTCCAAAAGATAGAATTAAAAGAAAAAGAAGGACCTAAAATAGAAGAAAACCTTAAAAATTGCCAAGAAGATATGAAAGCAATTAAATCAGACTTGGATCAATTAAAAAAAGAAGTTGGGAGTAGAATCAAACTATGAATGAATCAAATATCTCAAATGCAATCTTGATTGTAGCATGTCTTTATTTTTTAACCCAAGTAAGTAACTTCTGGGCAAAATTAGGGATTATTTTAATTTTATTATTCGCAATAGTGACCTGGAAAATTTGGAAAAATCCCTCTGAAGACGGAAAAAGATTAATTGAAGCAAGAATCAATGAAACAGACTCCAGAACAAGACTAAACAATTCAAATGCAGCAATGACTACTGCAAATGCTTTCGTTTTGAGAGATCAAGTAAAATGGAATCAAAAAAACAGATAATGGAATTTATTGATTTATTTGCGGGATGTGGAGGAATGTCAAAGGGATTAGAATTGTCTGGAATGAAATGTAAGGGATTTGTTGAATTCTGGCAACCTGCAATAGAGACTCACCTAAAGAACTGTGAGGGAAAATTGATTGGAAAAGATATAACAAAAATATCTGATGAAGAAATAAAACAAATTGGAGAAGTTGATTTAATTGTGGGAGGGCCCCCATGTCAAGGATTTTCAATGGCTGGAAGAAGAAGGGTTAATGATGTAAGAAATAGATTATTTGAAGAATTTGTTAGGTTTGTTAAGATTTTAAAACCAAAATATTTTGTGATGGAAAATGTTTCTGCAATTGGAAGTATGAAAAATGAAAATGGAGAATTTATTCTTAAAGAAATTTTTAAAAGTTTTGAAGATTTGGGATATAGAGTAGATTGCAAAGTTCTTAATTCTCAAAATTATGAGGTTCCAGAGTCAAGAAATAGAGCAATTTTTATAGGAAATCGAATAGGAAAAAGAAATGAGTTCCCAGATTTTAAGAAAAAGGTTTATTTAAAGGAAGTTTTAAATTTATCTTATGAGCAAGATGAAAAACTACAACATATTTATGAAGATATTGCAATAAAAAATAATTATAAATATTCACATATAAAAGAGGGGGAAAATTATGGGAGTTATAAGGCAAATTTTATAAAATTGGAGATGGATGGATTTTCTAGAACAATTACAAAAAGTGGAAGATATATTCATCCAAAATATAACAGACTTTTGAGTGTGAGAGAAGAAGCAAGAATTCAGAGTTTTCCAGATAATTTTATATTTTGTGGGTCTATTAAGGAGATGTACCAGCAGATAGGAAACGCAGTCCCAGTATTAATGGCAAAGGCAATAGGAGAGAAGATAATAGAAATAGAAAATGGAAATTAAAAATTTTAAAACAGAGATGGTTGATGTGGATTTAATTAAATTAGATATATCTAATCCAAATGAAATGAGTAAAGAAAAGATGGATGCCTTAAAAAAGATTATGGAAGAACAGGGATTCCTACAAGAAATTTTAATAGACCAAAATAATTTAATGATTGATGGAGAACATAGATACCGGGTCTATAAAGAATTAGGGATGAAGAAAATACCCTGTAAGAGATTAGAAGTGACAGAGATACAAAGAAGATTGCTGAGACAAACAATGAATAAAATAAGGGGAGAACACAACCCAAGAGAAGATGTAGAAGATTTGTTAATTTTGTCTAGAGAAATTGGGATTCAATCATTAAGTCAATATCTGGGACAAGAGGAAAAACAAGTGAGTGATTATCTTGAATCAATTAATCAGGTTCCAGAGAGCTATCTATCAATGATAATTGATGAAAAAAGCAATACAAAAAGAATGAAATTTATAAGTTTTAAGTTAAATGATGATCAAGCAAAGAAACTAATTGAAGAAATGGGAGATGAAGATTTAAAGAATATTGTTTTATTGCCAGTTTCTGGGTTATTGGTGGATAATATCGGGAGGAATTAATGGAATACCAAAAAGAATATCCAATAGAGAATTTAATAGAATGGGATAAAAATCCAAGAAAGAATGAAAAGGCAGTTGAAAAGCTGGTTCCATTAATTAAGAAATATGGATTTATAAATCCGATTGTAATTGACCAAAAAGGAATAATTAGAGCAGGACACACAAGACTGAAAAGTGCCAAGAAAATAGGGATGAAAACAGTACCAGTTTTAATTGTAAACTTTGAAAGCGAAATGGATGCAATAGGATATGCAATAGCAGATAACAAATCAGTAGAATATGCGAAATGGGACAATGATTTATTGAAAGAAGAAATAAATATTTTAAAGGGATTAAATTTTGATTTGAATTTAACTGGATTGGGAGAATCAGAAATAAACAGATTATTAGTTGAAGAAGAAAAAATAACAAATCAAGGAAATAAAGAAGGAAAATATGAGATTAAAGTAGGAGATTTATATCGGTTGGGAGAAAATAGAATAATTTGTGGAGATTCAACAAAAAAAGAAATAATTGATAAACTAATTGGAAATAATCAAGTTGCTTGCGTGTTTACAGATCCACCGTATGGGGTAAGTTATTCTGGAGTAAATAACCCAAATGGGAGAGAATGGGACATAATTGAAGGAGATAATCTAAGGGGAGATGAATTATATGATCTTATTTTTAAGGTGTTTTCAAATATAGAACCCACTTTAAAAGAAAGAGCAGCAATTTATGTGTTTCATGCGAGCAGAAACCAGATAATCTTTGAAAAAGCATTAAATGATGCAGGATTTAAGGTAAAACAACAATTAATCTGGCATAAGCACCATATTCTTGGACATTCACACTATCATTGGTGTCATGAACCGATGTTTTATTGCAGCAGAATAAAAGAAGACCCAGTTTTTTATGGAGATAGAATTGATAAAACCACATTAAACAAATTAGATATAGAAACAATGTCAGAACAAGAAGTAAGAGATTTCTTAAAAAAGATACAAGAAGGATCAACAGTTTGGAACTTTAAAAAAGATGGATCAAAAGATTATATTCATCCAAATCAGAAACCAATAGGAATAGCAAAAAGAGCAATTATTAATTCATCAAAGCCCGGAGAGATAATATTGGAACCATTCGCAGGAAGTGGAAGCACATTGATTGCATGTGAAAAAATAAAAAGGAGATGTTTCGCAGTAGAATATGACCCTAATTTTTTGAGTTTAATAATAGAAAGATGGGAAAATGAAACTGGAAAAAAGGCTGAAAAAATAGAATGAAAAAGAAAAAAAGAGAAGAAAATGTTAAAAATATTGAACTCCCAATTAAGATAGATATGAATTCAAAACACATCAAAGAAAGGACCCATGAAAGAAGGATGGAATTATTGAATTTAGTGAAAGTTAGGGGATTTATTAAAGCAAGATTACAATATAAGGCCCTAGCAGCACACTATGAAATATCTGAAAGACAAATATATACAGATTTTAATTGGATTAAAGGAAATTACAAACCTGCAGATTTAAGAGAAGTAAAGATAGATTTAAGGATTGGGAGAGACAGAGCATTAGGAGAATCTTTAAAATTGATGGAAGATGCTAAGAAATTTGATGAGAAGGCAAAGGCAATAGATACCTTAATGAATGTAATGAAAAGATATAGGGAAGAAGCAGAGGCATGGGGAGAAAAAGAAAAAGTTGCAGATAAACACCAATTTGAAGGATTGGCAGGAACATTCAACTTAATAGAGAAATCAGTAGAGGAAATTAAAAATGAGCGAAGTACAAATAAAGGAGAAAAAGCTAATAATAAGCCCAAAACAAAAGGAAATTCTGAAAGTTCTAGATGATGATATACACACTGAAATCTTTATGGGGGGAGCAGCAGGGGGCTGCGGGGTTGGACATACACCAGTCCACACTTTATCAGGGGTAAAACTTTTAAGGAAATTGGAAAAGGGAGAGATAGTTCTTACTTTTAATAAGAAGAAACAAATGTTGGAATATAAACCAGTATTAGAAACTTTTATAAATGGGGGTTCTGTTGAATGTGTAGAGATTAAATTAAAAGATGGAAAAAAGATTAAATTCACCCAATCGCATAAATTCTTATTTAATGGAAAATGGATTGAAATTGGAAAACTTGCCAGGAGAATATTGGAAAGAGATTCCAGAAAGCAATGGAAGGTATTTGATAAGCAACAAAGGGAGATTAAAAACAAAGAATTGGAAGAATTCTGGGAAAACTATGATAATGAGTCCAGGAAAGACAAAAAAGGGATACTTGAGAACAACTATTATTTTAAACAAAAAAAAGAAAAAAGTTCAGATACACAGGTTAGTGGCAGAAATATTTATTTTAAATCCACAAAACAAATTAGAAGTAAATCACAAAGATTTAAACAAAAGGAACAATCAAGTAGAGAATTTGGAGTGGGTCACAACAAAAGAGAATTTTCACCATGCAGAGAGGAATGGATTAATGGGAGCGTTTATGGGCCAGGTAGGAAACAGGTTAAACCTTCAAAGGAAGCCTGGAAGCCAGAACGGAATGAGCAAATTAATAGAAGAAAAAGTAAAAGAGATAAGACAGAAATTTATTCCCCACAAATATGGGAGGAAACAATTGGCCCAAGAATACAACGTAAAACCCAGTTGTATAAAAGATGTTATAACAAGAAAAAGCTGGAAGCACGTGAAATAGATCTTTATGAGATAATTGGAATAAGATTTTATTGGCAAGATGAATTAATGTATGATATTCAAACAGAAAATGAGTCTTATATATTAGGAAATGGAATAATAGTTCATAATTCAAAGTCATTCACAGGATGCTTGTGGCAAATTATGCGAAGGATTAAATATCCTGGGAGCAGAGGATTTCTTGCAAGAGCAAGATTAAAAAGTTTAAAAGAGAGTACTTTATTGACATTTTTCGAGGTTTGCAGGATGTTAAATTTAAGGATGAATGTGGACTATTCTTATAATGCAATTACTGGATTAATCAAATTTTCTAATGGATCAGAGGAATATTTAAGAGATTTATTTTATTATCCAAGCGATCCAGAGTTTGTAGGTTTGGGTAGTACAGAATATACTGATGGTTTTATTGATGAAATGGCAGAAATAGGAGAACAGGCATATCAAATTATAAGATCAAGAATGAGGTATAAATTAGATGATTTTGGATTAATTCCAAAGATAGCAATGGGAAGCAACCCCTGTAAAACATTTATTTACAAAGAATTTTATAGAAAATGGAATGAAGACAAATTGGAACATTATAAGGCATATATTCCAGCAAGTGTTTATGATAATCCATTTATTTCAAAATATTATATAGAAAACCTAAAAAAACTAGACCCAATCAATAAGGCAAGACTTTTAGATGGAAATTGGGAATACGACGATGACCCCACAAGATTATTCGAATACGATGCAATAGTAGACATGTTCACAAATGACGCAGAAAGAGGAGAAAAATATTGTATTGTGGATGTTGCAGGGAGGGGTAGAGATAGAACAATGATCACAAACTGGGATGGATTATTCTGCACAAAAGTAATTGAAATGGACAATATTTCAAACGAAGAATTAGACAGACATTTAAATAAATATCAAATACCGAGAAGTCATTGTTTGGTAGATGAAGATGGAGTAGGTTTTGGATTAGTGAAAGATACTCCCGGAGTGAAAGGATTTGTGAATAATTCCAGGGCAATTCAAAAAAAGAAAGAAAGCGAAAGAGAAAGCGTAACACATAACTATGCAAATTTAAAGGCACAATGTTGGTTTTTATTAGCAAATTATGTAAATTCAGGGAAAATAGGAGTTTATAGGGAAATAGATGTTAAACATAAAAGAATCTTAATTGAAGACTTAGAACAAATAAAAGAAAAGGATCCAGGCAGAGATAGACCCTTAAGAGTTTTAACAAAAGAAGATATAAAAGAAGTTTTGGGAAGATCAACAGACTTGGGAGATACATTCATGATGAGAATGTTTTTTGAACTAAGGATTCCCCTTACTTTTGATTTCGCAGCAGCAAAACCAACGATAAATATCTCTTTAGATGATCAAAAAAATGAAGAATTAAGCCGTCAAGAAAAAATAAATAAGTTAGTAGAAGAAGGGAAAATAAGCTTCGGACCCAAAACCAGGGGAAGAAAAGAAAAACTAACAAATAATAATGTTTAAATAATCTCATTTATTTAAAAGGACATCACTTCATACTTATGGGACTCTTTGATTTTTTAAAAGTGCAGGAAAAGGCAGTGCCTTCGGTAGAATCTATTGGAGAAGAAACTCGAAATGGAATACAAAAAGCATATATTCCTAAATTTCTATATAAGCCACCTTTTGGTTATCCGCGATATGTTGACTTAGTAACAATTAGAAGACTAGCAGCGATGCCTTTTGTGGAAATGTGTATAAGCACGATCATAGATGAAATGTGCCAAATTGAGTGGGATATTGTACCCAAAGAAGATAAAACAGAAGAACAAGTATCCGAACACAAAAAACAAATTTTAAATTTCTTTGAGAATCCAAACACAAATAAAGAATCATTTGAAGAAGTAAGAAGAAAATATTTGAGAGATATACTTGAAATAGATGCAGGAGTAATTAATAAAATATTCAATATGAAAGGAGAAATGGTTGAATTAGTTGCAAGAGATGGGGCAACATTCACAAAGAACCCAGATATATATGGAATGTTTACAGATCGTGAAGATTTGATTGTAGACTCAATGATATTGCCTCCAAACAAAGAAATGTCTGCAATGGCAGTTGAACCGGGATATATTTCAGCAGCAGATGCAAGGGAAAAAGCAGCATATTTCCAATATGGATGGATTTCTGGAGCAAGACCAGTACCATTCGGAAAAAAAGAAATTATCTGGTTTGAAAGAAATCCTCGAACAGATGATATATACGGAAGATCCCCTGTTCAAGTATTAGCCGAAACAATCCAAACATTAATTTATTCAATTGAACATAATCTGGAATATTTTAATGATAATTCAATCCCAAAAGGAATAATCGGATTAGATGGAAGTGATGCAGAAGAAGTAAAAGCATTTAAAGAACAATGGGAAGCACAACAATATGAAAAAGATTCAGCTGGAAACTGGAAAAAGAAATATCATAAGGTCCCAATTGTAGGAAAAATACCTAAATTTGAAAGAATCCAATTCTCAAATGCAGAATTAGAACTATTGGAAGGACAAAAATGGTGGGCAAAATTGGTGTGGGCCTGTTTTGGAGTAACAAGTGTAGAATTAGGATACACAGAAGATTCAAAAGGACTAGCAAATCAAGTAGTACAAAGCAATGTTTTTAAGAAAAGGTGTTTATATCCACTTTTAAGATTAGAAGAATATCGTATTAATCAAGAAATAATTAGTGAATTTGAATTTGAGGATGTAGAATTCAAATTTTTATTATATGATATTGAAGAAGAACTAAAAAAAGCACAATTATATCAAACTCAATTATCTGCTGGATACAAGTCAATAAATGAAATAAGAAAAGAAGAAGGACTAGACGAAGTAGAATGGGGAGAAAAAGAATCAGAGACAGAAAGATTCGAAAGGGAAAACGCAATGTTGGGTCTTGGAACTATGGAAGACCAAGAAAACGACGAAAAAAAAAAGATAAATGATTCTAAAGAAAAGCTCCAACCCAGCCAGAAAGCAGAATTAAAATACAAATATATAAAGAGAACAGGCAGCCCAGGAAATTATAGTTATTGGTATAAAGACCCAAAAACTGGAAAATTGATAAGAGGATTCAAACCAAAGAAAGAAAAAGAACAAAAAAAATCAGCAGAGGAAAAAGCACAAACTACTGCAAGTCCTCTAGTTTTAGGAGAAAATGAAACAATGGATGACTCAAAACTAAGAAAGGCAATAGTTTATACTTTAAAACAAAATGAAAAAAAGATTAAAGAATTAATAGAAAAAGAGATGGGAAAAAATAACTTACATGAAATAAAATCAATTGAAAGTTTATCAAAATCAATTAAAAATATTTTAAATTTTACAGGAATAAAAACAGTAAGCGATCTAGTAATTAAATCAGCATTTTCAAAGGGATGGGAAAACGCAGAAAAACAACTAAATAGAAATTTTTTGGTAAATAATGAGGCAATCCAATTCATTCAAGAATATACTTTTAATAATATTAAATCAATGACAGAAGAAATAATGACTGATTTAAGACAAGAATTAGAGCGTGGAATAATGAATGGAGAAGGAACAGACAAATTAAAATCAAGAGTGAGTAAAGTATTTGATGTGGGAGAAAATAGGGCAGAAATGATCGCAAGAACAGAGACAAATAGGAGTGAGAATCAAGGAAAACTACAAGCATTTAAGTCTAGCGGAGAGGAATTTAAAAAGAAATGGATAACGCACGAAGATGATCGTACTAGCCCCATATGTAAAAGATTAGACGGACAAGTAGTTAATTTAAATGAAAATTTCAAAGATAAACAAAGTGGGTGGGAAGGACCTTGTCCTCCGAGCCATGTTAATTGTAGGTCAACAGTAATTTATTTTGAAGATGATAGAAAAGAAAAGAGGTTAATTTTATAATTGATTGAATAATAATATTTATAACCATTAAATGACTAAAAAAACCATGGAAGATACAAGTTTTATATTTAGTTCAGAGAATATAGAGTTAAAAAGTGAAGGAAATGATTTCTTTGTGGAAGGTTATATCTCAACATCAGACGTAGATTTAATAAATGATGTAGTAACAAAGGGCTGTCTTTTAGATATGGCAGAACAAATGAGAAAAAGAGCAATTAAATTCGATGTAGAACACGAATCATTCAGAGGAAAATCAAATTTAGAGAGAGAAACAAATAAAACAATTATCCCAGTAGCAAAAGTAGAAGATTTTTTAATAGATAAAAAAGGATTAAGAGTTAGAGCAAAATTAAATCCCCATTCTCAAAGATTTAATGAAGTAAAAGGATCAATAGAAGATGGATTCTTGGATGCCTTTTCAATTGCTTATGTCCCTACAAACTCAACATTCGAAGAAAAAGACGGACTAAGAATAAGAAAATTAGATAAAATAAATTTATTAAATGTCGCATTTACTGGAAACCCAGTAAACACAGAAGCAAAAATGACAAATGTATTCGCAAAGAGTTTAGAATTTATGGAAGAAAAGGCAAAGGCCCCAAAACGACCAAAACCAAAAGTACCAGAGTCAGAATATGAAGATGAAGATGAAGACAAAAAAAAGAAAGAAGAAAAAAATAATAATCACATAAGTGAAAACACAATTAAATTACAGGAGGTTAAAATGTCAGAAGAGGAAAACAAAGAAGAAAATCAAGAAGTTGTTGAAAAAGAATCAGAAACTAAGGATGAATCAAATGAAGTTGAAGAATCTAAAGAATCTGAGGAGTCTGAAGCAGAAGTGAAGTCTTTGAAAGAGGAAGTTAAATCTTTAAAAGAGATTTCTGAATCACAGGCCAAAGAAATTGCTGAGTTAAAATCAGTAGTTAATAAGCCATTAAGAAAAAGCACTGTAGAGCAAAAAGACAAATCAGACAACTTTGTAGATAAAAAGGCTCAAAATCCTCTAGACATCATAGCGTAAATGGAAGGAGTAGGAACAGCAAATTTAACAGGAATTGATGTTAAAAGTGCATATAGCCACTCATTTGGAGCTCTTAAGGATAAGACTAGATATGTAGATCCAAATACAGGGTATGATTTAAGATCAAGTCTTAATGAAACTTTGAATGAAGGAATTGCAAGAATGAAGGCCTTATCAACCACATCAGGTGGATCAGGAACAGCAGGATATGCAATGATTCCAGTATATGTGGATCCAAGAATTGTAGACACTACAAGAAGGGAAACACCATTAGTGGAGTTAATTCCAAGAGTAGCAAATCAAGGCATGTATGCAGACTATAATTCAATTACTGCGAAAGGCGGTGGATTTACAGCGGCAGAAGATGCTTCGTTATCTGAAACTAATACGACTTATGATAGAGCTAGTACAGCGATTAAATTCTTATATGCAGTTGGACGTGTAACTGGACCAACACAATCTGCAATGCCAAGCTATATGCTTGAAGGTTTCCAACCACAAGGTGGTGGATTAGGAAACTCAACATTCAGTAATGTTGGATCACCAAACGCAAAACAGCAAGAAGTATTAATCAAGGCAAGGGAATTGAGAGAACTCGAAGAAAACCTAATCATTAATGGAGATGCAAGCGACGATACAACAGAATTCTCAGGAATTGTGAAGTTACAAGACACTACTAATGTAGTAGACTTGGAAGGGGCTGCTTTAACATATGATGATCTTGAAACTGCAATATTGTATGCAATACAAGATGGTGGACGACCAAAATTGGCTGTTGCATCACCAAGTGTTGTGAATGACATCCGTAAGATCATAATTGATACTTACAGATATAATCCAAGCGATAATGCAAGTGGATCCTTACCCTTTGGAATAGCACCAAGCGTTGTACTTGATACAATGGCTGGAAAGGTTCCGGTTATATTCAGCAGATTTCTGTCGGATACATCTGGAGCAAAACAAATCTATTTCTTAGATACGGATTGGATCGAGATGAGGGTACTTTTAGATATGACTTATGAAGAATTGGCAAAAACTAATGATTCACAAAAGTTCATGCTAAAAATATACGAGTGTCTTATCATGAGGAATACAGCTTTTAATAGTTTCGTAGATAACATACTATAAATTTTTGTTCTTTTTTATAATAATTTTTTTTTATTTAAAAAAAAGAAATGGAGAAAAAACTCCATAAAAAATTGGAATTAAATAATAGGAGGTTAAATATGACAGCAGAATTATTAACACACACAGACATTGGAGGACCAATCGGATCAGGTTCATCAGTTAGTGGAACGGGCCTTATTTGGGGAGTTTATGAAGTAACTAGTACTGAAAACGGCGACTGGATTGTATTGAGCGAATTTGATGAAATTAAATTTGTAGATGCAAAGGAAGTAAGCTCAGGAGTTTATACTGAACAAGCAGTGACAGTTGACGAATCAACAACAAATAAGATTATCTTACATTGTGGTGAAACAGATACAATAAGAATTTTTGTGGTAGGAACACCAGCAGTTGCATCATAGTTGTCTAAATTAAAATGGCAAGATTTGGAGCGATAACTGGAAATGTAACAGGAAACCTTGACTTTAAAGATGATCTTGAAATCCAAGGCAATGTAAGCAGAAGTCCAAATAGATATTATCTTGAATGGATGGCGTGTAAGATAGGTATAAACGAAGACATTGATGAGGTATACACAAACGAGATAGCAAGATCATTAAGCAAAGATTTTGAATTGCTTGGAACAGGTGCAGTAACTACTTGCAGTACATATAGTACAACAGATGCAGCAATGCTTTTAACAACAGAGACATCAGATAATGATCAATGTATTCTATTACCACATTTGGATTCGGAACAAACCCCATGGTCAGAGATATTATGGGGAACTGAAAATCAAGTTATCTGGGAAGGAGCAATAAAAACTCCCGCATCAGTGGATAATTTATTATTGTGGGCAGGTTTGAAATTAACAAACACTCCAACAATAGCAACAGATGAGGACCAGGTGTTCTTTAGATATTCAACAGAGGACTCAGACACGAGATGGATTGTTGAGAGTTCAATAGATGGAACAGATACTGCGACAGATTCAGGAGTAACCGTAGAAGCAGAAACCATCTATAGATTTAAAATAGAAATAGATTCATCAAGAAAAGCACATTGTTATATAAATGATGTTCTTGTTTATGTGACAGCAGCATTAACAAACGATGTAGATTTTATTCCATATATTGGAATACAAAATCTTGATACAGGAGCAAGAATACTATCGGTGTACTACGAAAAGATTTCAAGAATCTTATTTGAATAATTATTTTTTATTTTTTTCTTGTTTTTTGATTTTGGAAAAAACAAGAAGTCTTAGGACTTAAAATTAAATAAATAGGAGAAAGAAAATGTCAAACATCAGGAAGTACAAAGTATCGGCAACGATTGCTACAGGAGAAACTACTGCATCAGCATATAGCAAAGCTATACGTGGTAGGATCCTTGCAGTGGGAATCAGTTATCCGGCACATACCTGTACTGTAGACCTGGATTCAGATGGAGAAGCAAGTGATCAAAAGATCTTGGACTTATCTGCAGCAAATACAGATGCAACTTATTACCCAAGAACACCAGTACACACATACGACGGATCAGACGTTGATTTAAGTGATTCGGAAGGTGGAAATACGGCACAATATGAACCATTCGTGGTTTATGGGCGTGTTAAGTTATCCTTGGCCTCTGGAACAGCCGGAGAAACAGTATCAGCATACATTGTAGTAGAGGAAGAATAAATGAGATTCAAAAATAATGGAGAATCTCTTAAAATTCGAGTTGGGAAATATCCATATTCTTGGATTACAATGAAAAACGGAGAAACAAGAGATTTGCCGGAGGAAATAGGGAAAAGATATAACTTAGAAGTAGTTAAAGAGAGTTCTAAAAAATTATTGGTTACTGAAAGCAAAATAGGAAATGTAAAGGTTGAGACTAAACAAGTTAAAAAGAGGAAACCGAGGGTTAAAAAATGACTAAAATGAGTGGATGTTCCTATGGAAAAGTTTCTCGAAATATGATAGAGAATTTGAATATTGAATTTAAAGAATTTAGATCAGAAATAAGAGATGAGTTTAGATCCCTAAAAGAAGTAAATATAAATTTATACAACCATTTATCCAATAGAATTCCAAAAGATGTAGCAAATAGAATCTCTTGGTTAACTGGAATCTTGGGGGCAATAATTGGAGGGGTATCGATTGGAATAATCGTATCAATAATATAATGGGAGAATATGACGGAAACTATGTGACTTTGGATTCGGTAAGAAGAACATCTGGAATTGGGAGTGAAATAAATGATACAGACGTAAAAGCAATAATTGATGAATGTGAACCACAAATAGAAAGATTTTATAATACAAAATTTACTCCAAAAGAAACAATCGAAATACAAGATGGAAATGGAACCCCTAGATTAATTTTATTAAAAAATCCAGTGTTAGCTGTTAGAGAGTTAAAAATAGATGGAGATACAGAGGACCCAGCAAATTTATATGTAAGCAGAGGATCAGGAAAAATAGAATTAACAGATGATGCAACAGTTTCAACATTTAAAACAGGATCAAGAATAGTAAGAATAAAATATATTTATGGAGATTTAGAGGAAAGTAGCACAGAAACAACAACTGGTGCTGCGAGCGTAGCCGGAACGAGTGTAGAATTAACTGTAAGTGATGAAACTGGATTCGAGGATGGAGATTGGATAGAAATCTACGGGATGGATGGAAATAGAGAATGCGCAGAAGTAACAGCGACGGATACAGGAAAAATAACAGTAGATCGGTTGGTATTTGCGCATGAATCTGGAAGTAAAGTTATAAAACTACAAGTAAAGGAAATTATGAAAAAATTAATGAATATTGCCTGTGCAATTGCATTGGTTGCAAGAATCGTGGGACAATCTTATACTGATACAGTGGGATATGGCCTGGGAGAATTAAGTGTTCAAAAAGGAGAACCTTATACTCAGTGGCGTGAAACTGCAACTCAACTAATTAGAGAAAGAGATTTAATAATGGGGGCAATAAGACCAAGACCTTGTATCATGTAAATAAGAATATTTAAATAAACAAGAAAACAATAAAAAATATGGGAAGTTTAGAAATAATCAATAGGGACAAAAAAGGGGAAATTAAACAAGACCTAAAAGTTGAAAGAACAATTAAATCTGGAAAAACAGTAGAAATAAACAAACTAAAAGAAAAAGAGAAAAAACTGAAAAATGATGAGCGATAATGAAATAAGAAAATTAATGACTGATCCAAAAAAGATATTAGACTTTTTTGTAATATTTCATCGGATGGTACATCTCTATGAAGAACAATTAATGAAATATCAGAAAAATCCCGGAAAAGAAAAACTAGGATTGGCGGATCAATTAGATGTTCAAGTCTTTTCAAATAAATCACAAGAGGTTAAACAATGAAAAAACAAATTGAAGCACAAGGAGCAAAGTTAAATGGTTGGATTCAAATTGATCACTTTGATCAAAAAGGAAACTTAATCGAGACAGTTGAAACTCCAAATGCATTGACAAATGAAGGATTCACAGAAGTAGCTGGATTGTTTTGTAGTGATCAAAGTGGTTCTCATACTGCATTTGATTATATCGGAGTAGGAACGGGAACAACTGGAGCAACTGCAACAGACACAGAACTTGAAACAGAAGAAACTGAAAATGGATTAACAAGAGCAGCAGCAACTGGAACATTAGAAACAGTTAATGTGACAGATGATACAGCACAATTCGTTAAATCGTTTAGTGTTACTGGAAGTGTAGCAGTTACAGAATCAGGTGTTTTTAATGCAGATTCAGCAGGAACAATGCTTTGTAGACAAACGTTCAGTGCAATTAATG